CCTGAAGGATTAAGATGTTTGATAACAGTAAAAGATCTTAAGAAGCTATTTAACGAATCCACTATTAGGACTCTATCGTTCACTGCTAGTTCTTTCTCTTGCACAACTTCTTTTATTGACTCTTTATTGCCTAAAGAATCAAATAGCTTTTTCTGTTCTGGTGTCATATTAATCTTCTTTGTCGAAAATGTCTGTGTTAGATGTAGAATCTTCTACTTCTACTACGTCAAATGTTGTACTACCTAAAATCTTGCTCCATTCTGCGCTGTGAGCTTTCTTGTATTTTTCAAGTTCGTTTGGAGTGTCTTTGATGAATCCATGAACAGTCATGATAACTTTGCTAACTGCTGTAACTCCTGTGATGTGATTCTTATCGCAACTGACTTTGGTTCTTTTAGCGAACTCTACTTCCTTACCGTTTTTTGTAGCCTTGATCTTGTTTGTGCCAGAGCTTATGATATTACCGAATGTGATAACCATAGAAGAATCAAAGTACATTGTGTTTCCACCTTTGTTATTCATTTTTGGTTGACTCATAATAGTTTCAGGTTTGGCTACCCAAATCTTATTAATTGCTACTAAAGTATTTGTATAAGGTTGGCTTTCCTTCCTTGAAAGGATGATTCTCTGATTGATAAAATTACCAAACTGTTGAGACATTGCTCCTGCGTTCCACTCGTTGTTATTGCTTGACTTTTCGATACTCATTTTACAAGGAATTGATCCTACTGAGTCCCAAAAGAAACAAAGATCGAATGGAAGGTTACCTTTCTTCTGTTCGTCTAAGATGTCTGCAATGAATGCCGCTACATCTTCGATACAGTTTAGCTTTTCTCTATCGATAAAGATAAAGTTGCCTTTGTAATCGTGTACTACTCCGTCTGAATCCGATACTTCTTCGTAATGAAGTCCCATCTGCCTTGCGTGTTCCCAACTCCACTTCATCTCTGTGATAATAAAGACTGGGAGTATTCCCATCTTCTGGCAGGAAACTGCCGCCTCGAGTAAGGCGGTAGTTTTTCCTGTGTCAGAATGTCCTCTAAGTAGAGTGATGTGTCCAATAGGAATACCAGGCACTTGTAAACCATCACTAAAAGCTTCAGAAAGCGGAATCCATCTTTGATCTTTGAATTTTACAGAGGTAGAAGATAGATTTTTTGATTTCTTAAAGTTGTCTAGGTTGAAGTTTGAGTTAATCGCGCTAGACAGCTTCGCGTTTAAACTTTCGCTCGCTTTTGCCATGTTGTTGGTTTATTAGAATGAGAACAAATCGTCGATCTTAGAATCTAGATCAGACTTCTTGGTGCTTAAAGTAAAGCTTTTTGGAGCTTCTTCAGCAGCTGGTTTTTCCCAAGGTAGATCTCCTTCTGGAGCTTTGGTTTGCACAGAGTCCGCTTGTTCCTTAATCTCCTCTTCTGGATTCAAGTAAGTCAATAGCGCTGTTTTCATTTCATCGTATGAGAACTTCTTGAAAAGCTCCATAGGATTCGGTTGAGTGTTCAGCCATACTTTAACTTGCTCAGCGTTGTCAGAAAGAGGCGTGATTTTGGTTCTGATACGTACAGTTGATGTGTTGTACATAAGACCTGTAGTTTCTTTACCTTGAGTTTCGACTGTGAGATCACGGCCTTCGATAGGATCTGTAAAATCTCCTACGTCTTCGTCTTCTGCGATTGCGAGAAGATCCATGTAAACTTGCTTACCAAATTCCCAAAGACGAACGCCTTTGTCCTCTTCTCCTCGAACGATTACAGGCACAAATACCCTCATCTTTGGTTCAAGCTTCTTAGCTAGCTGCCAATTGTCTTTCTCCGAGGATTGACGAAGCTTTTTGGTAAATTCCAAAATTGGATCTGCTTCTGACCAGTTAGATAGCGCTGGCATCATACGATTTGAGATCTCGTAGTACACATACATCTCTTTGAATGGATTCGATCTGTCGTAAGCAGAAGGAACGATCCTTACAGAATGTTTGCCGATACCTGGCCTCCAAATGGTTTGGGATTTTTCTTTGCTCTGGCCTTTGGGATTTTGAAGAGTGGCCAGCCTCTTCTTTAAGAGACTTATATCCATATTATAACTGTTTAGACAAAACTAATGATTCTTTTCGAAAGAATACAATTTATTTTACAAGTTCACTATTTTGTGAATTGCGGTGTTGAGCTTCCTCAAGCTTCCGTCGGGCTGTGTAAGAAGCACCGAATTTTTATACTCTTGCCACTCGATTTGATAAGAGTTATCTAACACACCACCGTTTTTAGATTTGATGATCGCGTTTAACGCATTGATTGTGTAAAGTGTGTTAGTTTCTTTTTTACGGTGAAGCAGTATCGTATTAGGCAATATTTTTGTGGTAGGTCCTTCTACTTCAATATTATAAGTGCACAAGTACTCATCAGATTCTGGTGAAGCTAATACAAATATTTTGTTATAGAGTATTTTGTACTCTCTTATAATTTCAGCAAGTTTGTTGTCAAGTTCTTCCTTTTTAGAAAAACTGCAGAATAATCGATTCATTAGCGAATCTTGGGTTAAGTTTATAATCTTAAAATCTTCCATAACTAATTAGCTATTATAAATATGATTAATAAGTGGTAAAAGAATAATCTTTTCCATGAGTGTGTTTTGTAGGAAATCCGTCCTCTTCTAATATATTTTTTATACCTAAAAGAGTGTCTTTTCCGTCTTGTATAGAAAAATCAAACGTAAATGCGTCGTAAGTAATTAAAATAAGTTGAGTTTTCTTATGTAATAAATATCGCTTAATTTTCTCAATCTTCTCAACATTTGTTTTAGTTTCTAGGTTCTGAAGAGTATAATTAAATAGTTTGTACTTTGTTATAGAGCTGTGTTTTTTTACTATTCTGCCTGTAGGTAATACGTAAGATGACTGAACTTTATACTTTTTGAACTCGGCTTCTATGAAATTATGCATAGATGAAAAGAATTCTATGTGTTTGTATTGTTCTTCTACTCCACCATAAAGCTGTCTAAAAGTGATAGTCTTTGCTTGCTTGTATTCCTCCTCGGTAACTTCGTTTTCTGGCTTATTGTAGTATTGACTCGCTAGCATTTTATGAGTCGGTTCTGAGTTTGGCTGCGTTTCACTTACTAGTTTGGCAATTAGTCTCAAGTGATAAGAGTCAAAATCAAAGTCCACTAAGAAATCATTTTTAGGAACAAAGCATGATCTATAGTCTCCGTCTTTTGGTATTGCTAAGAAGTTTACTCCAGAAAAAGAGTTTGTTGGTCTTCCTGTCAGATTGTACAAGTTATAGTAAGAATACGCAATGCCTTCCCTAACTAATCTAGAGCTGTTTGAGAGTCCGTATACTTTTCTAAGTTGTTCTTCTTTGACGCCTATTCCGTTGCTCTCAACGTACTGGTATGCATCTAGGATACGCTTGTTGTAAGTCTGATCTACTTCTAATCCAATTAGGTACTTTATTTGATCGTAAAAGCACTCACATTTCTCATAATGCTTAGATATCGGTACAATTTTATCAGGATTTTCGATTCCTTTTTGGTAAATATGTCTGTGAAACTGAGTATCGCAGTTATATTCCTTAACATCATTGTTAGAATCTAACATTACTAAGTTAAGATCTACTACGTTTTTTAGATCTAAGTGGTAAGAGTGAAACTTAGCATCTATAACGTAGATCTTAGTGTGAGTACTTAAAAACTCTACAACTTCAGATATAGATAAAGAAAAACTTTCAGAGTGGTCTATTGCAAATATATATCCTTTCTCACCATTGTTATAGTATACTAGAGAAGGCTTAGAAAGTTTTGGGTGATAAGAGCTATCAGATACAATAAGCTGTACAAAAGCTGTGTCGCTTCTTTCCAACCTAGATAACTGTTCCCTTTTTTCTATTATATAATACATTTAAAACCTTTATTGATACAAATATATCAAAAAGAATTCGTTGTATTGTTATAGATCTTTATAGTGCAGAAGGTCTTGAAAATTTGGAGTAATCTCCCCCTATAAAATCGGTAATACCAAGAAAGGTTTTGTTTGCATTCTCTACTAATCTTTTGTTCGTATCTATAATTCCAGCTCTCACATCGTATTGACCTACTCTTGTTGAGTTTAGCGGACCTGTTAGTTTCCACATGATTTGATACGTTAAATAATAGGAAACATCATAGTCTACGGTACCGTTTTGAAAGTTATCATATTCTTCGTCTGATATCTCGGTAATAAACCCTTGATCATTTACTTTTTTTATAAATGATCTCATGATATATCCCTTTTTGTAATCAGATTCAGTAGGAATTGGAAAATATGGAGTTGGAGCTCCTCTTTTAGATTGGCTAGTAATTATAGTAACTCCGGTTTTTTCTGCTAATTGTTTTTTTAATGAATTGGGTAAATTTCTTTGATTAAGATACTCTGAACTGGTTCTTGTTGCAATATTAAAAAGTTCTTGATTAGTTCCTACTATAGGATTGGCTCCAGTAAAAAGTCTACCATCATAAGTAGCATAGTATTTTCCTTTATATGGTTTCCCATCAGAAGTATTGAATTGAGATCCATTTGTTATAAGATCAGTTTTTATTCTAAATGAAGGATAGTATCTTAACATTTTTTATATTTTAAAATTCTATGCTAAATCAGGTCTAAAAGATACATGTATATGATTATAGTGACCACTAGTATTCCACAAAACTGCTTTTGGATTTCCTCTTTCTATATTTCTTGAAAATCCCGCATTAATTAATTGCGCTACAAATCTATCTGCTTTTTGTTTAGCAATATCATTATTTGTTTTTGTAGCTAAACCATCTATGATTGCTATATCAACCGCATTTCCTGTGCTATGTCTAGATACATTTCCAGAATTAGTGTTAACATCATGACCACCAATACCAGTAGTAACCGTAACTACTACTCCTGCGCTAACAGCAGCTGCGCTTATTGAGCTCATTAATGATGCATTTAATTTTTCACCGTTAGGACTTCCTAATTTTCCAGATGCTAATTTAACATTGGGATATGTTCCTGAATCCACTGATGGATAATTAGTAAAATCTGTTATGGTTACATCTGAATCTGGAGTTTCTTCAGGAGGTTGAGTTGATACAAAAGCTTGCTCTGGTGGATATATAAGTTTAAGATTTTTAATATCAAAATCTTGTCTCTTTTTTAAGAATATCATATTCGCTCTTACATTACTTTTCCACTCATTACCTTCTATGGATTGATCTAATCCAACAGCGACAAATCCTACTGTATTTAAGCGGTCTTGTTTTCCATATACGTCTCTTACACTAAGATCATAAGTGTATGGTAAAAATTGACTAGATATTGTAAAAGATTGTCCCATTCCTAATCCAGAAATTCCATCAATTGAAAAGTTTAAAGATACTGGTATTACCGCAGATGCTCTTGTACCTTTTTCATTTGTTTTTATTTTGGACATCTTTTCTATATAGTAATTAGTTGCATGACTTATACTAGTTTGCGCAGGAGTTGTATCAGAATAGAAAGTCTTTATTGCTTTGTTAAATTGAGCTGCTGAATTCTTCATCGCTTCAGTTGGAAGAGCTACAGAAGATTTAATTTCACCTCTATTCAAAATATATCTATCGTTATATCCTATATTATAAAATCCAAAGCTGTCTGAAGATTTTGAAAGAGATGATAGATCTTTAGCTTCAGAATTAGCTGAAATAGCTAACATATTCGCTAGTTTTGTAGAAACTTCTGTTTTTATTTCTATACTTCTAGCTATAGAACCCACGCCAAAAAGAGGAAATTCTGTTTTGTTAGTAGGTGTTATATATTTTTCTTCTACATTTGGAGTAAATTGATCATCTATGATATGCAGCACATTTCCATAATCATCATATGCCAATCTAAAAATATTAATATCTCCTAAAAATTTATTTATATCAAATAGTAATTGTTCTACGAATTCTTTAGCATATATATCATGAGATCCATCTTGCTTTACATAGCTAGCTACCATATTTAAAAGATAATCACAACTTACTAAAATGTTCATAGTTTTACCAGAGTATATATTCTTATCAGTTCCTTTAATTAGTTTGAACTTTGGTAAACTCGTAGATAATCTGTCTTCTGAATCAGGCTTATATACATCTTTTTCAGATATTGTTGATTGATCAAAAAGTTCTTTAAAATCCGCATTTGTTCCTTCAAAAGGAATTAATATATCATAAGGATTTGTTGAGAGTTGCTTAGCGTTAGATAAACAAATATTTGTATTCGTATTAAAATCAAAATATACTAGAGGAGTTGTAGCCTTAGAATCTTTTTTATTATCGTAAATATTACATATGTGATTAATTATCATTAAAACAAAACCCAACTTTATATACACTGGATGGTTCATTTGCGTTCCGTCAAAAACTCCTGAATTGAATTTGTATGGAACAGTATAAGTAGTCATAAGATCTTTAAAATCTACTCTACAATCTTTAGAATATAAATCTGTTGCAGTACAAGAATTTCCCATAAGACTAAAATTAAATCCAAATTTAGATCTCAATTTTAGCATATTTTCTTGGGTAATACTTTCATTTATAGTTTTATCATAGTTTTTACACTCTACTTCTTCAGCAGATTTATCGTTATTAATTAAATCATCTAATATACTAGAAAACAATCCAATAGAAAATAACTTTTTAGTAAAAGAATTATAATGTTTAGAGTTAGTAATATCTAGTTTAGAAACTAATTTAACAGTGTCTATATTACTTACGTTTATTGCATTATCTAAGGAGTATAACTGAATTGTTCTTATTAATACTTCAAAAGCTGATTGGTATTTTAAAGATTCTGAAGTTTGAATATCTTCAACATTAATTTCTGAAGTTGGTTCTTGAGGAGGAACTATATCTTTTTGATTTTGTGAAGCTTGTTCTTTACTTATAGTATTAGCATCTACTGGAATTATTACAGACTTATCATTTATTGAAAAATTCTTTAGTATTGCTAAATCACTAAAAAATAAAGTTATAGTAATTGGAATGCTAACGTCTATAGTTTTTTTATTAATAATTGGATTTCCGTCTTTGTCTTTTCCAACTATTTCATTTATGCTTTGAGCACGATCTATAAAAATTGTTTTGGTTGCTTCGTATCCAAAAATATCAAAACCTCCTTCTATTATATGACTCGTTTTTAATTTCCAATTTCCACTATTATTTGTAATAGCGCTTTTTATTGCATTGGTAACAGATTCGTTAAATTTTTTATCTGCTATTAGAGAATTTTGTATTTGAACTTGATCTTGAGCATCCATTAAATATCTGCCTAAAAAGAATACGGGTGTAAACTTTATTGCAGATTTAATATACTCAAGCGCACCTTCCCAAAATCCGTCAGAGTTTTTAACATCATTTATAGCTTCTTTTGTTAAATTTTTGCCAGTAGTAAAAAGAGTATGATGTTTATTATAGTCGTAATCTAATTTAATATAGTATTTGTTTTTTCCTATGCTATACGATATTTCTGATTCGTATAGGTTTCTTGAAGCTAATGGATAAGGAAAATTAAAAGTTTTAGTATCATTTATTGTTATATATGCTGTAGATGGTTGAATAACTGACTTGCTTTTTCTTAATAATGCGCCCGTTAATAGATCTGCTGCGTTGTAAAAAGTAGATTTTGGCAATGATTGAGCTTGAAATCCTCCTAAAGCTTCATTTGTTCGATTTACTACACTCGAATTAACATCGTAATTTGTATTTGATAGTAAAAAAGGACGTGTGTTATTAACCACACTCACATCTATAGTAGCTTCTATTCCGTCTTTATCGTAAGTAACCGGCAATAAAGACTTTGTTCTAGCGATTGATATATATTCGTAATCTGAGTTTCCTCTTTTAGCCAACACCTCATAAATTTGACCATCTGAAGATTCTATTTGCCTATTAGTTCTTCCTTCACTTCCCGCTTTAACAGCTTCGTCAAAGGTAGGTAATCTATCTACATTTTGACCATCTATAAAAAGAGTTTCTCCATCGCATTTCCATTTTCCGCTAGAATTTAATCCAGTAGTTTGATAAGTTCCATCTAAGTAATAATATCTTTGAGTTTGTACTCCTTTTTGATCTGTAGTTATAAACACTGCAGCATTTGGTTGAAGAGTTCCTTTTTTATTTGTAGGTCCAACACTAACCCCTTCTCTATTTCTAATGCAAGGAGGATAATTTGCAAGATCTAAAGATTGCTCTAAGACTATTTGTTTTTGCTCTAAATTTCGAGCTATCTCAGCTTGTTTTATTAGGGTATTATATAGCTTTTTTATAATATCTTTTTGTAACTCTGGAAGTACGTTCGGATTATTTATTTTAATTCCTGATGCTAATACTCCTAAGGCCATTAATTTTATATTGCAATCATAACCGCCTTCTTGATTGTAGCTAAAGGTGAAATTTGTCACCATTCCTAGCATTGCATCGTAATTGCCTTCTGAATCTACAATGTTCTTGTATATCTTATTAAATATTTTTTCTTTTGTGAGTTCGCTTTCAAAAGGATTAATGCCATATTCTTCTCCCCAATGTAATGTATTGTCTTTATCTCCGTTTTTAAAAAATGCTGTATGACCCCATTCTAAAAACATAGTGAATCCTAGCTTAAAATACAAAGCATCGATTATATCTAATTGAGTTTTATCCCAAACTTTTATTAAGATGTCTGCAGATCTTAAAGATCCCATTTTACCTTGCGTTTGAACTCTTACACTTTGTATACCTGGCATTGGTCTATAACCATAATCTTCTATTTCAGTTTGATTAGTTATATTATATGCAGATAATCCTGATCTTAAATCATAACCTTTTGTATCTTCATTAAATTTAGATATTCCGCCTTGAAGAATAAAGTTTTTTGCAAGAGAAGTAGCATCTTTTATTTCTATTCCTAAACTTTTGAAATATTGTTGATCTGTTGGATTAGTAATGTCTACAGAAGATATAAGTCTTACGAAACAAGTTTTATTTCCTTGATACAAAATATTGTTTGTATCTCTAGAAACTTCTCTCATTTTTTCAGATCTCTTATTCAATTGATTAACTATCCACTGAGGAACAGGGACTCCCATCGCATTGCTAACTCTACTTGATTCTATAGCCATAACTATCGAATTATATTTATTGTCTTATAAGAATCTAATATACTTCTTAGATCTGTAGGTATTCTTAACTGAATTCCCGGTTCTGGATAAAGAGAGTCGCTAGAAAGACCATTTGCTGATGGTATTACCCACCAAAGACTAGGATCTCCGTAAAAATTATTTGCTAATAAATCGAATCTATCTCCAAGAGCGGTTATTACGTAATTATCATTTTCAGTAACAGGGATATCAGGATAGATATTGTTTGAATAGTATAGACTTCCAGTTCCGCTATACTTATCAGTCTGTATGTTTTGGTATCTGTTCATACTTTTTGTTAGTCGCTGCTTTCTAATTCTTGATTACGATTTCTTCCTAAATTAGGTATTCCGCTTATTGGAGAATTGTTATTTACTACTGGATTAAGATTTCTTGCAGTAGCAGGTACTGTTTCAAGTTCAACAGTTGGTCTTATAATCACGTAATTGTCATCTTGCTGAGTAATAAAAGGAATATTTCTGTTATCAGAATTTTCTCTTCTTGGCAAGAAATCTTGAATAGGTTTAAAGCCACATTGTACATTTATTACGTGAGGAAGTTGTTTTATGTTTTCGTTACTTGCAATTTCCCAAGGTACATTATCATCTACTGTGATACTGACGTTTTCTAGCATTCCTGCAACTCTATAAAGATAATCACCTACAGTAAGTCTTATAATAGGAGCTCTCATTATTCCATAAGTGTCTGAATAATCAGGATATACTTGAGAAATTAAATGATTTAGCTTTGAGTATAGTGGTCTTTGTTCTTGTTCAGATCCAACAGCTATTTTAAAAGAAAATCCTATTGTTCTACTTACGCCTTGATAAGTATAAAAATCTTCTCCTCTTCCTATATACTTAAAAGCATTTATCGATGCTTGATGATTATCATTAAAACCAGCTAAATAAGCTCTAAAAAATATAGCCCAAGATT